TCCACTCAGGGAAATAGCTAGACCCTACAGGTAAGTCCAGTAGTTCTGATGCATCGTCATCAAGCCATGCAGGTATCTTAACAACATCCCAGGGTATTGTTTCATAGTCTGGCATGTTCTCTTGTTGCTTTAGTAGCCAACCACAAAGATCATCATAGTGGTATCTGGTATTGATTATGACAATAGAACCATTGGGCATGATACGTGTACGTAGACCAGCAGGATACCACTCCTTGATAAACCTCCTACCTGCACTGGAGATAGCATCTTCTTCAGACATCGCATCATCTAGGATTGCTACATGCGCTCCTCGTCCTGCTATCTGTGACCTAACACCAGCCGCATAGTATGTTCCTTCATGGTTTGTCTTCCACTTACCTGCTGCTCGTACATCACTACGAAGTGCCACACCACGAAATACCTTCTGAAACATTTCCATATTAACAATATCTCTAACCGATCTACCGAAGTCACTAGCTAGTTGATCACTGTGTGATATAGTTAATAGTTCGTGTTTGGGGTTTCTACCTATGTACCATGCAGGAAAGAGTTTAGAACAGACAACAGACTTTGATGAACGTGGTGGTAGGAAGACCATCAGTCTTTTTATTTCACCACTTTCTACTTTTTGTAGTTTGTCTGATATTATTTCTATATGTCTTCCCATCTTGAAGTCAGACACAATAGTAGGTGCTACTAAACGCACAAAGGAAAGGAAGTCTTGGTTACATTGTAATTCTATTTGTTGAGACAATAAGGCCTCAAGGTTAATGTAGGACTCAATGTAGTTACTATTTAAATTCTCCATAGTACTATTATAACACTTTTTAATTAGTTCTACAATAGTAATCTATAAAATAATATAAAAATAAGCTAAGAGGTAACTAATTAGTGTCCCAGATGTGTTATTTTTGTAACACTCCCTAGTTTATTGTATTGATGATAGACCCTAGTATTTTTGTAAATGTCTGAGGGGATATATATATACACATACATGCGCCCCCACATTTTTTTGTGCGGGGGTAGGCAAGACAACTCCCTAGTGCTATTCAGCCGCCGCCGGGAATACCTTATAAAAGTATACTGTATACTTTCTGTATATCTCCCCAGCACTATTTCATCACTCGTGCCTATGTGGTGGCTATCTAAGAGACTACCCAGACCTCCCCAATCCTCCCCAAGCCATTGGCCACTCTCAGCTTCCGAGAATTTTAAAGCATGGCTGGAACATTAGAACCAGGATGAAAGCCCGCTTGTCAGGATGAAGCGTGGCGTTTCGATATCGTCAAAAGTATACTGTATACTTTCGCCAGAAATCGCTTGCGCTATTGCTTGGCTTGTGTATACTTCCAATTCGATTCGCTCTTATACATTGTTAATCAGGTAAGCCACTCGCTGCATGGTGCGGCGGGGGCGAGACCTGTTTTTAGAGGAGGACAATATGTCCAACGCAAAAATCAAGAAAACCGTTTCCGATGAAGTCCTGGCGCAAATTGAAGACCTAGCTCAGGAATTGAAAGTATCCGAGAATATTTTGGATGGATACAAAGAGACGGTAAAAGAGGCGAAAGCTGAGGTTAATTCAAAATCTCTAATTTTGGCCAGTCAGACAATTGCCGCAACATTCACTTTCACGAAAGCGGAAGCGGGACCGACATTCAAAAAAATTGAGGAGATTATGTCGGAGGGAACTCGCAAAAAGATGAGCGGTTTTCGTGGCCGTTTTATCAAAGCGAATAAAAAACTCCCAATGTCTGGCGATTTTGAGACCGATGTAAAAACCGTTTTGGACGTGTTTGAAGCGGAAAACATCAAGACCAAAAAAGACATGGATGATTATGGTAAAGAGGAACATGTCTTAAATCCGATTATCGAGAAGCTGTTACAAGATGCGGTCACCGCCGCTGGAAGTGACGAGGGGTTCTTGATGGAAGACGAGCTGGCGGATTTTGAAGCGGCACTTCGCAAGCCTTACACAAAATTCGATAAGAAAAATCTAGATAATAAGAATCAAGACGACGACAAGTCCGAAATGGTTTAGCCTAACAAAATAGCCCCTAGCAATTCGCTGGGGGCTTTTTTTTGTCTTAATTTTTTATTTATTTTTTTTCAATCGTGTATGGGTAGCGGCAAATGGTGTATGGGTAGCAGAAAAACTATTTTCAAAACCCCATAGACAATGGGGTGCCTATGTGCTATGGTCAGCTTAAGATCAAGAGTTCAAAAAAAAACGCAAGGCAAAAGTATACTGTATACTTTCAAGGATTTCAAAGATGACCAGCGCACAAAGAAACAAGGCCAGACGCAAACAAGACCGCTCATTAGAACGTGGCAGATATGCGAGAGCCGCCGCCAAGGAACAGGCGAATAAGCCCTTGACGGCAACAGGCAGAACGTGCGATAAAATGTCCAAGTATGTATCCGAACCGCTACTAGGTACGCAACAGGCTCACATTCAGTTTTTTGCAAGGGATACGTTTGAACCGTTTTAACTGAAAGAAAATTTACGATACTCTGGGCAACGCCCATTGTGGTTAGGCACATCAACCCGACAGGATTGGTGTGTCTTTTTTTTGTAAGGAGAAAAAAATGGAACTAGATCATATATGCCCTGACAATGCTAAATGGGAGGGACTAGATCAGGAGGATAAATTTAAAAAAGAATTTGTCTCTCTGATGATTAAAACATGGGAAGCAGGATTTAATCCTGATAAGATTATCGGGGAATCATCAGAAAATTTTGATGAGTTTCGTAAAAATTGGAAATGGATAACTACACACACTTCACTTTAATAAGAGGAAAATTACCATGACGATGTTACTCACAGGATACACCAGCAAAAAAGAGTTGAAAGAAAACGTAGGCCAGCGATTGATCTACAAGGAAACGTCCCTATTTGGGCCAGAGTACAGGTCCAATGGGACTTTTGTTGCGGTACATCGACCTAAATTGACTTTATTAAAAGGTCGTGAGTTCTCCGCAGAAATCACAATGAAAGATGACGTGATCTCAAAAGTAAAGTAAAAGTATACTGTATACTTTTGGTAAGGAGAGAAAATGTTTAAGACAATGGCACAAAAGAGAAGATGGTTAAAATTTCAGAGAGAGATTGCAAAGCGCAGAGATTGTACTCTCAAAGACTGGGATGAATACAAGGAATATGTGAATGACCCACTCTCTCCTAAAAGTATAATAAAAGTATATCCCATGCGGTTTAGAGAATGGAAAGGAATAGAGTAAAATGAAACTAAAAAACTTAGGCTCTAATGTAAAAGAGCTAAACTATATTGGACCCTTCGGTACAGAGGAATCAGTGCTGTTCAGTTATGAGACACCTGTCGCTGGGTTTGATGCTTTTGGGCCTTTCAGAACGTCCGATACGTCACAACAACAAGGGAGTAGGACCACAAAAAAGCACATAAAACAGTACTTCCAATCGAAAGGTTGGGAGATGGACACCATACGTTTCGTACCACAATATTACATTGATTCAATTGTTTAACTTAGGAGCAGACCATGTATAAACGTGACCAAGCTATGATCCAACACTTTGCCTCGCAATCTCCCCGCAATACAGAACTGGTTGCGGTCTTTGTGATTGCATCTATTCGTACCCAACTGTCTACGCTACCTCGTATCATGAAAACGTATCGTAAACGTGGACTCAATGGGTTAGGTGAACTGATGCCAAAGCAAAAAGAGGGCATTGCATACATGAGACAGAACAGAAAATGGCTGTTCAATCTGATAGAACGCTACAAAAAAGGCTGTATTACAACAGAAGAAACTCTGTTAGAACTACAGAACATACCATGTATTGGACTTGTCAAGGCTGGTTTTATGTTGCAATGCCTTGCTGGTGAAGTGGGATGCCTTGATTGTCACAATCTACGCAAGCATGACATGCCAGAAACATCATTCAAGATGCAACATAATCGTGTAACTGATGCCAATCTACGTAAGGTCAGCAGCTATGTGCAAGCTTGTCAAGACCTTGGTGGCAGTGAAGTTCTGTGGAATGAATGGTGTGAGGGTATGGCAGATCGTTATACTAAGTTTGAAGATGGCAACGCCGTATCTTTCCTACACTCTGATGCTATCATGGGTATAAACTAAAAGTGATAACGTTATCAGTTTTGGAGAAATAAAATGAGAATTGGCTATCACAAAATGATGCGTTCTATTAAAGAAAACATCTGGCATACTTGGCATTGTAGATTAAGAAGATACTTTGATCGTAAATTCTATAACACTAGCTACTATGATGGCGATCATGCATGGTGGATGCTATGCTGCAACGGCAATGCAGGTGGATGGCGCACAAAATTTTGTGATAGCCTGGAAGACTACAGTACAGGATGGCGATACCATGATGCCTGTATTTATAAACTAGAGGAGAGTAAACGTGAACGGCACGGCTAAATCTTTTGACGAAGCATATGAAATACTAAAACGTAAGGACCAAGAAAGAGAGAAGAAGTAATGGTAGATTATATTATAAAAGAATTTTGTGATTGCCAAATGGGTATGCGAGAGCAAGGCCCGTGGCCCACTAGTGAATTACTAGAATGTCAAGACTGTGATGGTAGAGGTGTTCATATCTATGAAGACTGGGGCCATGACATAGAAGATGTTGCGGGAAATTACCCCAAAGCTTTCCTAATTCAAGAGGTTGAGAAATGAAACGATATATACACATAAATCAACATATTATTAAACGTAATGCAAAGACAGGTGAAAGAGAGCCAGTCATTACAGTGAAGACCTATAAGGACAATGCCTACGGTCATGAGGTTATAGTGGATGGCCCATGTAAAATAGTATATAGTCCCGATAAACCATTGAGTTGTGGGGCTAAAGTATGGATAGAAACAATGGATGAGGTTCATGTTAAATAAATTATTTTACCTGTTGATCTTTACGTGTATCATTGGTATAATACTATCAATTCTAATATCTATAAATAACCTAACTTGGTAAGGAGAAACACATGTCCCACGTAGGAAACGACAGAGCAAAAGAAAGTTGGTTTGAAGAGGCTCTTGACTACGGTTTATCTAGCTTAGATGCGGAGGACTATGTAGATTGGCAGATGGACATAGAAGGATTTGGAGATTTACATAGCTATGTCTACAACTATATGCGAAGTAAAAGAGTAAGTCATTGGAGTATAGACTAATGAATACTGTAATATTACTTTACCAGAAATCTCTTGACAGATTGAAAGGTTATTCTGAAAGAGGTAGTATAATAAATATTAATACGTAACTCAGAAGGTTTTTATTATAAGACGTAACTAAGGGGTTTTTTATATGAAACTAATATCAATAACACTAGTAGTACTATTAGGTGCTTGTTCACCTGGATGGGAAGCTGCTCATAAAAACAGCAGTCATGATCTAGGTGGTACTACATATGCATGGGTTGGATGTCATGCGGTGACACAAAACCCAAAGCATGGTGCGTATGCCATTGGACCTTTCGGTGACTTGAAAGTAGGTTCACGTTTCTACTTTAAACAAGTAGGTTCTGATGGTAAAGTAAAAGAAGTTGTGACTGGTAAACCCTGTTAGGAGAAGACATGTTAAAAGATCGTGATCCAAATGGTAAGTTGTTTATCGTAAAAAAGATTACCAAGTTTCCTGATGGTACGTCTCGTAAGCGTCCCGTATGGGAGCGTGATGGTAGAATTTTTAACACACTAAAGGCAGCTAAAGGTGAAGACGCACTGTCTTTATTCTATGCTGCTAGTCTAGGAAAAGGAGAAAACATATGAACATGGACATCCACAGAGTAAGCGACATTAAAGTAAACCGTCATGAGTATGAGACATTTCAAACTGTTAGTGTGTCAGTCTTCACCAAAGATGGTGAGGAACATAAGCTGACCTTGTTCACTGACGATAGACTGGAGTTAGAAAAGGAAGGTAGTATTGATTAACTTTGTCACATGGCAGTCTGAGTTTGATACCTTTGATATCATCTGGGACCGTGATAAAAGCATTAGGTGTGTGGGTCTTAGAGTAGGTGAGTATATGTCTTTCCAAAACCATAAGACCCTCACACTCAATGATGCTTTTGATGTAGCAGAAGAAGTGTTAACAATACTCAAGGAGTATGTTGATGACCAAGAAACAACGACAAGTCAGGAGACGAAGTGCCTCTGCTAAAGCACTGGAATTAAAGCAGTATACACACAGTATCATACCTAATAAGAAAAAGAATATTATTCCTGATATAGATTTTCAAGATGATCAAGAGTGTGGTATAATAGAAGATAATATGAAAGGAGAAAACCAATGAACGTACCTGAGTTTCAAAGTTATGATGACGTACAAAGATTTCTGTACGGCGGCGGTGATGCATGGTATTATACTATGGTAGAAGAATACATGGACATGATCGCAGGTGATCTATCTGTAGAGGAGTTTGACATTGAAGAACTTAATGGATGGATTGAAAATGAACTCAACAGCGTACATGAAGGCTATGAAGATTATGTTGATCAACGATGAAGTAGATGCTGTAGAAAATGCAATGGAGATACTAAGTAAAATCCAACTAAATGGAGAAGTAAAACTAAAAGATTGTGAAGAAATAGTTGAAACTATTAATGAACTTAACGAACTCTTAACTGAACTCCAAAGAAGGAATGACTAATGTTTGATCATACAAAGA